ATCGGGGCCGGGGAACGAGAGCAGATACAGCTTGTTGCTCGGGTCGATCGTCGCCGTGACGCGGTGCAGATATGTCTGGTCCACGGCCTCCCAGAATGTCCGCGTGACTTTCTGCGTCCCGATCGGCACCAGCTCGGACCCGTTGACCAGCATGTACGGCCCGGTCCGGTGCATGAAGAACACCCGGTTGGCGTGCTCCGCGATCGACCCTTCGATGGAGGCGCCGACGTTGCGGGCGATCAGGGTGAACTTGAAGATTTCCGGCGGACCGATGAAGTCCATCCGCCGGATGCAATCCTCCTGAAGCACGACGCCGAACACGCCGCCGCACAAACCGCGGACGTTGCCGCCGTCCGGCATGTCCTGCTGATCCGCCATCGTCGTCGCCGACGTGGCCCACGACGCGGCGTTGTTGATGCCGGACCACTGCACCCGGTTCTTGGCCGCGGCGATCTTCGCCATAACCACGAAATCACCGACCACGGCGACGAACTCGCCGACCGGCGGCGACCCGCCGAGCGCGGCGAACTTCACCGACCCGTCGATCGCGCTCGACAGCGTGAACGCCTGCGGATCGTCGGTCCCGTTAACCGCGATGAGAGTGTCGCCGAACTGGACGAACGACCACTTGGATTCGTCGCCAACCGCGTAGTCGCCGCCGGACGAACGGGTCACTTCATTCCATGCCGTGCCAGACAGCGTGTACAGGTCTGTCGCCGACCCGGTCACGACCCGCGACGATCCATCGACAGCACGGCCGTACCAAAGCCCCCTGGCCCTCGCGCCGAGCGCATTCGTCGAATAGACCGCGAACGCCTTGAACGGCCGATAGCTCATCGCCGATGGAATGACGTTCTTCACGCTCGGCGATCCGGGAGACTGATATGGGGCTTGGTCCGGCAGCCATTCGGCTGCGGAGATCAGAGGCATCAGAAGCCGGCCGGACGGATGCGGCCGGTTGCGACCCGGCTCGTCGTTTCGTCAATCAGGGCCTCGAGCGCCGCGCCTTCCAGTGCGCTGAGTCCGGGAAGCCGACTCGCCGTGCGGGCCACCGCCTCTGCCGCCGCACGGTCATCGTTCAACACGTCGACCTTGAGCAGCGCCTTGGCGCGCTGGCGGATCAGTTCTTCCGCATCAGTTGTCCAAATGTTCGAGTCGGCGGACGCCGACAAGGCGGCCGGCTGGTAGACGTAGGAAATCGTCACCGTGCGAACCGCGGTCGGGATCGGGTACAGCCTGATTTGCTGGCGGTAATAGGCGTAGTCCGTGGGATCGCCCGTGTCGGACGTGCCGACGTACATATCCTCGATCCACTGCTGAGAGCGGGCATTGAGCGGATACGGCGTCGTGCCGACCGTGATCGACATCTTGTCGATCTGGACGATGTTCGGAATGTCGGACATGTCGGATGACGAGTACCACTGCTGCGCCGCGACGGTCGAAAACGTCGTCACCTTCTCGTTGAAGTAGAACCGCCGCCGCTGGTAGTGCGCGATGGCCGACTTGATCGCCCGCTGAATCTGCGTTTCGAGGTTGCCGGACGTGTCGGCAATTTCATCCTCGATGCGGTCAACCATCGTGCCGTAGGTCGTCATCGAATGTATCCGATGGGTTCACGTTGTCGAACAAGAGGCTGCCCATCTTCATCGCAAAGCCCAGATTTCTGCGGGGCTTCATCGACAAAGACCGTCAGGTTCGGTATGACGGGGTCATCGCCATCAAATGAAGTCAGAGGGCTGCGATACTCGATCATTTCTTCGGCCGCCCCGTCTTGCGCCGCCCGCACAGCGGGCAGGGTTCATGGTCCTCGGGCTTCTTCTGCATCGCGAGCATGGCCACGGCCTTGTCGCGGTTCGCGTCGCCCGAAAAAGAAAGGGCCGCCTTTTCGGCGGCCCGCTGCTGGACGATTTGCCGGCGTCTCATGCGGCCCCCTTCATCGCGGCTTCCTGATAGCCACGGAACAGCCGCTCCAAGACCGGCTTGGCATGGACCGACCGGGCCATTAGGTCGCGCCACGGCAGCGCGAAGTTGCAGCGGTCCAGTTCCTCCCGCCACGCATCGGCATGCTCGGAATCCTGCGTCTCGAACCAAGCCGGGACGCCCTGCGTGAAGTGGACAAGCTTGGCGGCCGGGTTCGGATCGTCATAGCCGATGCAGTGATTCCATTCCGCCGGCAGTTCGCCGAGCCGTTCGGCCCATTCCATCTTGTGCAGCCCCTTGGCCGTCTCGATGTAGTCGGGCGACAGAATCCCGCAGCAGGCGTTGTTGAACATGATGAGCGAGGCCCACTCGAACTGGACCTTGTTCTTGACGACCCACGCCTGTTCGCGCGTGCCGATCTCGCAGAGGTCGAACAACTCGACGATGTCGCCCTTGCACAGCATGTCAGCGTCAAGGAACAGCGCCTTGCCCGTGTAGTTGCATATCTGCGGGACCAGGAAGCGCGAGTAGGTGAATGGCGTAAGCCCCTGCCGCTTCAGCGGAAGCTGTTCGATAATCAGCGGTGTGACGCTGATCGGCTTGGATGCGTTGCGGACGATCGAATGGGCCAGGACCTGGAACGAGATGACCTGTCTCGGATCGTAGCCGATGAAAACGCGATATTCGGTCATGCTGCCACCGTATCGTTGAGGATGTTGTGCGCGTAGGCGGACATCGCATCCTTTGCCTTGGTCCCTTTGAAGTGAACGGCATAGCCGGGCACATGAACCCGCTGCATCTCGTTCACCGCTGGGAAAATCTCGTCGCAATTGAAAATGTGCGCCCGCCCGCCGCCGGTCGTGATCGTATCGCCCGGACGGCATTCGCCGCCGACCATCACCGCGAACGCCAGTTGTTCGGACCACCATCCGTCAGACAGGCGCGGCAGCGCATGCACAATCAGCGTGAACTTTTCCCAGAACGCCCGCGCGCCTTCGGTCGGCTTAGACAGCACCAAGCCGGCGTTGATTGGCATCGCGGGATTGCCGCGCCACATCAGGCCGACATCCCAATCGCCCGCATAGAGCGGCGCGATGTCCTTCTGCCACACCACGTCCACGTCGGAGAGCGCCCATGGCCGCTTTGCATCCATGCCGTAGCGCGCCATCGCCATCGCCTTTGCGGTGATAAGGATGTCCTTTCCGATATCGTCGTTGAACCGCATCATCGCGTCGGCGCCCTTGAGCGGCGGCGTATACCTGTCGGTCCAGTGCCAGATGGTCGAATCTGGCATCGCCTTACGCGCCGTCCGCATGGACAGACTGGTCAGATACCGATAGGCCGGCAGGCCGAAGCCGACGTAGAAATAGCCTACATCCATTTGAGCCATACCTTGTTCGGGCCTTCCTCGAACGTCCCGACCTCGCGCGCCACGGCCCGCCGGACCTGCGGTTGATCGATGTCGTGGCCGCAAAGCAGCCCGCCCGGCCTGATCTTCGGCCGCCACGCCTTGATATCCGCCGTGACCCCGGCTTCCGTGTGGTCTGCATCAATGAACACGAAGTCCAACGATCCGTCACCCACGAGCGGCGCCGCGTCCGTCGTCTTCATGCGATGGACAACGACCGGCAGTCCTTCGACTGAGCGAACGAAACGCCTGTAGAAATGTTCCATCGGGAAGCGGTCGTAGGTCTCGCCGCCCTCCTCATCGCCCTCGCCGGTATCGACCGACGAATCCCAGAGATCGACGCAGACCATCGACATATCCGGGATGTTCGACATCAGGTAAGACGTGAACCGTCCTTCCTTCACGCCAAGCTCGGCGCCGCGCCGGAGCCCGTGAGCGCAACAGAGTTCGGCGATGTATTCCCACCGCCATTTACCGACCGTGCGAATTGGCATAGAGCCTCGGAAACGTTGTTGATGACCGCTGTCCAATCGTCCGCCTTCTGGCGGAACAACTTCACCGACCCATAAAGAGGGAGATCACCTCCTTCCAAGCCGAGACGCCAGTCCGGTTTTGACGGCGTCAGAACCCAGCACGGCGTTCCCAGCGCCCCGGCGAAATGCAGGGCCGACTGCGAAACCGTGATGATCAGGTCCATCTGCGAAATGCAGGCGATGTGATGCTCGATATCGGTCGCTGCGTCGTGCCAGTGCGGGACGCCGAAGGCTTCCGCCTCGGCCTGCGCCATCGGCGTGTACTGGATCGATATGAACCGGCAGTCGTTGTCCAGGATCGGGCGCCACAGCTTCAGCGGCACCTTGCGGATCGTCGCGTGCGTCTTGTCGGTTCCGCCCCGCCAGGCGATGCCGACTTTGAGGCCCGATCCTAAGGCGTCCAGCTTCTCGCGATACATCTGGCTCAACTTCGGGTCGGCGGTCAGGTACGGCACGCGCGAGCACGCCGCCGGACTGTCCCGGAGCCCCAGAAACAGGTCAGCCATGCTGATCTTCGCGTCGACCCGACCGCGCCATTCGGCCATCAACGCCTCATGCGTCGGATAGACGCCGGCATTGGGAAACATCCGCTTGAACGCCGGGACCAGCCGAGCCGCGCACTCGATCAGAAGCGTATCGGCCTTGTCCTCGATATCGTAGATCGCCGGCGCGAACATGATCTCATCGCCGACGCCTTGCTCGCCATGCACGGCGAGAACGCCGATCCTTGAACGCATGTCCCATTCCGGCGTTGCCGCGTCCGAATGGTAGTTGCGGGCATGGTATTCCTCGCGGTCCATGCGGCGGCGATACGGTCCCCGCGCTTCCGCCCAGCGCCCTTGTTCGAGCAAGGCAAGCCCAAGATGGAAGTTGCCGAGCACGCTGTCGGGTTTGTGTGCGATCGACTGCCGGGCGAGGCGTTCCATTTCCTTCGGGGTTCCGTTGTTGCCGAACAGGCCGGACAGGTTCGAGTAGCACTCCGACAGCAGAAGCGACCGCAGCGATTCATCCATCCGGCCGGCGGTCAGCATGTTGATCGCCGAGCGGAAGCACTTCGCCGCGCCTTCGTAGTCCTCGCATCGCCTACGAGCCGTGCCGAGATTCATCGTCGCCGAGATGTTGCCCGGATTCATCTCGATCAGACGGGCAAACACATTGGCCGCCACGCCGTGCAGACCCGTCGCCATGAACAGATTGCCGACGTTGAACAGCGCGTCGGCGTTGTCGGGCTGGACGTTCAGGACGGACGCAAAGACATCCAGCGCCTTGTCGTATCGGCGGGCGTTGAATGCCTCCACGCCCTGCGCGAGAACGTCCTTGGTCTTGGGAAAAGAGAAAGGGGCGGGAGTTTCCCCCCGCCCCCCCGTTGCTGGCGTCATGCCGGCGCCATGTAGTAGGTGACCATCAGCACCAGCGAGCACGTCGTCGTCGCCGTGCCCGCCGCCGCCACGGTCAGGTCGATGGTGTCCCATCGCTGATCCGCATCGGCCGAAACGGAATACTGATAGCCGAGGCCGTTCGTCGCGGCGCCCGCTCCCGACATACGGACCAGAGCGGCCGTTGCCGAGATGGACGCTTCGCCGAAGCGGTCGTCGTCGCCATCGTCCCCCACCTGAAGCTGGAGAACGCCGGAGAGCGGGCATGTCCCCGCGAGAACCCAATCCAGGATGACGGCGCCGTGCGGCACCTTCACCATCTGGATCGTGTCCGACGCGGAGAGGGTCGCGCCGCCGGCATTGTACGTGCCCTTCGCCACGTTGATGCCGGCATGAACGGCGCGCGCGTTGATGCCAGCCGCGATTTCGGTGGACTGCTTCGTTGCCATGATTCAGCCCTCCTTACGGCGCGACGGCATACGTCGACATGACGATCGTTCCGAAGTCGGTGCTGTTGAACACCGACTTCTTCAGACCCCAAATCTTCGATGCCGCCACACCAAGCTGGTTGCCGTAGTCGAACATCTCCTCGCGCCAGACAGGATTGTCGTCGGACGACTGTTCCTGGCCGAACGCGATGAGTGCGGCCTGCGCGCCGCAGAGAACCGCACGCCGCGCGCTCGTGTTCGAGAGAGCGGTGGGAATGCGGGTCGACTCGTGAAGGACGACGTTGTTGTAGACGCCGAGCGCGCCGTTGAAGATCGGGTTCGCCGACTCCCCGGTCTGCCCGCCTTGGATGCGCGCCTTCTGCGTGTCGTACCAAGTGACGCGATTCGCCGTCGCATCCGTTCGCAGGTTGAACACCTGATAGGGATGCAGGAAGGCGACGTAGAAGTCCTCGCCGTTCACCTTGACGGGGCGAATCAGCGGGGTCGCGGTCTTGGCGAGCGTGACGGCGCGATCCAGGATGGTGAGCTGGAACGAGTCCGTCGTGCTGATCGACGATTCGAGCGTGTGCATCGTCGCGTTGGACGTTGCCGCCGCGGAGAAGAACAGGTAGCGGCTCGAACTCGGTTCGATCGCCACTTGGTTGCCGGTGTACTTCGTATCGGTCTGCGAGGCGTTGCCCGCAATCTGATTGAAGAACGCGGCGTCCATGCGGTCGGCGTACCAGTCCGCCAGCGCGTCCATCGCTTCCTCGCGCACGCTGAACGTGACGCGCTGCTCCGACATCTTGCCCTTGGAGCGGACAGCATGGCGGAGCTGGTTGATGAACACGTTGTCGGAGTAGGTCGTCAGTTGCTCTTCGTTGCCTTCCAGGGTGTCGTCGCCCTGGGTGCCCGTGCCGGAGAGCTGCATCCGCAGCCCCACGGTGATGCGGTCACCAGCCGCCTTGCTGACTTCCGTCTTCTTCTGGATCAGGGAACTCGACGTGTTGCCGATGAAGCGGGAAATGTAGGTCCGCTTCAGTGCTTCGCGATTGAGCTTTTCCGACCAGCGCTTGACGGCAAGGGGATGGTTCACCGCATATTCGGTGAGTGCCATTTCTCTGCCTCATGATGGGATGGGTTTCACGGTTTCCCCGGTGACGCTGGGGAGCGCGAAACGCGCCACTGACGCGGGCACGGAAGCGAAGCACCGATGACGCTCGGCGGGGCGAAACGCCGGTTGAGCCGGCGAGGCTAGGCGTGACGTGTTAGCCCGCTTCTCTGCGGGCGCGGGCCTCGTACTTGGCCCATTCGCGCTCGAAATCCTGATCGGACATCGAGGCGAAATCGCTCAGCGTCGGCGAGTCCTTCACGGGCGCTGCCGACCCGCCGCCAAGCCCTTGCGCCTTCGCGCCGGCCTGAAGCGTGGCGAACTTGCCGTCGTCGTTGCGCGGTTGCTCGGTCTTCGGCTTTCCAGTCCATCCGCGGGTCTTGGCGAAGGCATAGAACCGCTCGGCGGGATTGGCGCCGTCAGCAAACGCCTTGCGCGCGATCATCGATGCCTCATTGAAGATGATCTGCGGAATGTCTGCTGGGCCGTAGCCGAGCGCCTGAAGTTCCTTCGTGCGGGCGTCCTTGGCGAAATTCAGGGCATCGTAGTAGTCCGGCGCGTCCGCGGCGAAGGTCTGCTCGGCGACCGCGACGGCGTTTCGCAACTGCTCGAACTGCGATTCCTGCTCGCGGCGCTGGGCTTCCTGCCGCTTAAAGTCGTTCCATTCGTTGACGGGCTCTTCGATGCTCTCCAGCCGAGCGCGGAAATGCGCCACCGGATCGACATCGAGCGAAGGGATCGGCGCTGGCTTGGGCTTCTGTAGATCGTCGAACCGCTTCTGGAACTCCTGGAAGCGCGCTTCCATGCGGGCTGCGCGCTCCGCTTCCGCGCGGCGGGCGCGGCGCTCCTCCTGAAGTTCGGCGATCAGTCCGCGGCGGGCTGTGTCGTCTGGATTCGGCGCCTGTTCCGCCTTGGGCGGTTCTGGCGTCGGTGCCGGTGTCGGCTCGGAAGCCGGAACCGGTGTTTCATCGACGACCGGGAGGCCGTCTGCATCCATTGCGGTTTCAGTCATATACCCTCATTGCAACAGGATTCCGATCACGTCGTCCTCTTCGTCCTCTTCCTCGCGCCGTCGCGCTGCGACCGCTTCGGCATAGGCGGCGATCTCCGCCCGAAGCGCTTGGAGTTCGGCCCGCATCCTGCGGACATCCGGCGCCTTGCTTCGCTGAGGCTTCGGAAAGCCGTCCAACAGGCCCGCGACGATCTTGCGGACCTGGGTCTTTGTCGGCGGCTCGTCGGCCGCCTGAATCTCGATTTCCGCTTCGCGCTTGAGTTCCGCTTTTACGCGCGGAAGATCTAGACCCCAATACTCATCGACCGAGACGATGCGGAACGGCGATTCCGGCCTGTCGTGCCGATCTCGTCCCTTCCGTTCGTGCCCACCGCCTGCGCCAGTGTCCAGCGCGTGAGTCGGCGTCGGGGTGACGCCGGATTCTTCCTTGCCCGCAAAGCTGCCGTACCGTCCGCCAGGGCCGGCATACGGGCGTAGCTGCGTGATCGTGCCGGGGTTGTGTGGCCCGGACGGATTTGCGGTCGATTCCTTGCCAGCGAAAGAACCGTATCGCCGGCCCGGACCGGCGTGCGGGGTAAGTTGAGTGAGCGCAACCACATCAAACGATGATGAACGTATCGCCCGACGACGGCGCGGTCGTCAGCGCGGTTACAGTGAAAGTCTGCGTTGCGTGGACGAAATCCGTGATATCCGTGGCCTGATTCCGCAGCGCGGCCGTCGCCGTGTCGCTGTTGAAGATCATGATCCGGCCGTTGAACTGGTCGTTAACCGCAGATGCGGGCGACAGCGCCGACGCAACGATCGAGGTCGTGCTTCCGCCAGTATCGCATGTGCCGGTGCAGATCGCCTCGGTGGACAGTTCGAGCGTATCGGCCGCTGCCGTGCTGCCGCTGATCGCGAGAACGTCAACCTTCATGTTGCCGGCGCCGGTGAGGGCTGCGGGGATGCGGCCGTCAAGCGTCGTGCCGGTGTCAACTAGGATCGCGTCGATATCCGTGCCGCATTGCTCGCCGAACGTGCCCGCCGAGACGTGTCCGCTCGTGGCTTCGTCCCAAACCGCATCGGCGATCTCCGCAGCCGCGTCAGCCGCGAGCGCGTCAGCGTCGATTGCGCCCGTGGCGATCTTCGCCGCCGTGATGGCATCCGCCGCAATTTTCGCGGCGGTGATTGCGCCATCAATGAGAACGTTCGCCGACGCAACAGCCGTTCCGGCCCAATGCGTCGTGTTGACCTCTGGCCGGCCGCCGGAGAACGTGCCCGCGGAGCCGCCAAACGCATCGACATCGACCTTGGGCTTACCGGTCACCCCTTCCGCCGCAACGATGCGGAACGTCGCCGCAATGAAGTTGACCGTCTGGCTGTCGATCGTGACCGACGACACGACAACCCAATAGAACGAGCCGACCGCATAGAAGCTTGCATCGGTGTTGTCGGACAGATCGATCGAGAAGCCGTGAATGCCGGTCAAGCCGTCGAAGTCGATGCCGTCCGTGTCCAGGAGAGTGTAACCCGCGTCGCTCGCGCGCTGCGTGGTCGAGCCGTTCTTGTAAATCTCGATATCGGTCACGGCCAACCCGGTCAGCGTGATCGACTCGCCGTTGGTCTTGCCGTAGCTCGCGAAGGGGATATAGAGCGTGCTGTTGGCGGGCACGTTCCCGAGATGCAGCGTCATGCCGCGAGCCTTCCGCGAACGAGGTTAGGACGGATGAGATTGCCGCCGATGAGCTTGGGGCCGCCCCCGGCAACGGCAAGCTCCCACGCGCCAATGTCATATGAGCTGCCGCTTGGCCGCGTTGTCCCGGCGATGTCCGGCGATGCTCGCGAGTCGGTCGTGCCATTATCCAACAAATAGCCGCCGCTCTTGGCGCGGTAATCGTGCGTGCCGTTGGTGACATTCTCGAATTGCGACGAATATGTCTTGGAAGTCGCGACGCCGGATGGTGCGCTGGCAAGGTCCGTGGCGCAGGTCACGAAGGTACCTAGCGTGCCAGAACGAAACCCAGTAAATCCAAACACCGCCCCATTCGTTACGGTGCCCATGCCTGAATCGTAACTGCCGCCGGTCAGGCCGTTGCCGCTGCTAATCGTGCCGGTGAGGGCAATCGTGCAGTTGACAATTTCACCAAACTTGAAATCAATTACGCCATTCGCCGCACCATTATTCGACTGCGCGTGGCCCTTCACCAAGCAATTAACCATCAAGAAACCGGATTGCTGTCCGGCCGAGACGACATAGCCGTTATAAGCCGTATCAGTATCTTCAAAGATGCAATTCTTGAGCGTGACGTTTGCGGCGCCGACCGTCACCGGCCACGAGCCGGCATAGCCGGAGGCCGTCGTCTTGACCTGCAGCTTTTCGATCACCGTGTACTGCGTCGAAATGCTGATGACGGCGGTGCGCGTCGTGTTGTTCGAGAGGATGCCGACGCCGTTCGATTGGTTGTAGCGCAGCGCGTTGGTCTGAACGCTCGCGTTGTCGCGAAAGCTCTGGCCCGCCCCCGTCGTCAGCCAGACGTAACGAGTCGAATCGACGGTCTGACCGCTGATCGTCAACAACGTTGCAGCGCCGGTAAACTCGCTGTCGTTATAGCACTCGCCCTTCCAGATCTGATCGGCTGTGACAAGATTCGCCGGGCTGGCATCTTCCCACGATTGCAGCGTCGAATAATCGCGGCTGCTCGTACCGATCGACTTGGTTACGGTCGTCGGCATCAGCCAATAACCTCAAAATCTGCCTTGACTTGTGTCGCCAGCCTTGCCGCATCGAACGATTCCCGCGACACCGTTGCATCGGCCGCACGGGACGCGCCGGACGCAATGGCGAGCTGCGGAACTTTCGCCATGTCGAGAGAGAACGCGCGTCGGGCGACAACGGCGGCTCCATCCGACGGCAGCGCAGCAACCTTCGTCACCGGGCGCGTCATCGCGGCGTAGTCGTTCGGATCGACGCCGGGCATCTTGACGATGATCCAGTCCGGATTGGTGCGCTCGGCCTGCGACCACGGCCATCCGTCAGGCTGGCACGCGATGACGTGGCCGCGCTTCGACATCATCGCGTCCCGCGTGGGGTCCGGGTCGGCGCTCTTGTCCTTCACGCGCACAAGAAGCTCACACATAGGCCGGCTCCCAACCCGTGAACTCCTGCACTACATCGCCCTGCGGCGTGCGGTGCGCGTAGATGCAATGAAAAAGCGTGTCGTCGGCGGTCGCCGTGATTTCGTGCTCGACTTCGGCCTTGATGAGGCAGAACTGTCCGGCAGAAAAGTCGCGCTCGATTACAGCGCCGTCCGGCTTCACGGCGCGGATATGCACCGCCCCCTTCACGATCATCGTCACATGGTCGAAATTGTGGCGATGCCCCTGCACTTTGTCGCCAACGCGCGGAAGCGCGTTCGGGCGAATGAAGACGTTGCCAGCAATCAGCTCGACCATGCCCCACCTTCTCGAATGCCGCTGTTCCCGTAGGTCGGCATTTTATACATCCCCGACAGCCTCCGCCTTCGTCAGCGCGCCGAACTGTCCACGCGCGGAGCAGATTTCGTTGACGAAATCGCGGAAGCATGCGGCCCGGTCGGCATCGGATAGGACAGCCATCTCTCAAACCTCGCTCATTGCAGGGTGGCTCCGGCGGTCAATTCACCGTCTCGGACACGTACTCGCCGCGCGGAGTCTTGACGCGGCGCTTGGCGGTCGACGCCTTCGCCAGCGCCTGTAGCGCGTCGGCAAGCTGACCCTGTTGCGCGTCCATCCGCTCCACAAGCATGGACATCGCGTCCTTGGCATCGAAGGACACCGACACCGAAGGCTGCGCCTTGGTCTGCCGATCTTCGGCGCGCGATTCCATGTCCTGAGCCTTCAACTGCTGATCGACTGCCGCCGACTGTTGTTTCAATTCCAAATCGATCGCCGCCTTCTCGCGCGCGATCTGCATTTCGGTGTTGGCCTTTTGAACTGCGATTTGCATGTCCAAGTCAGCCTCCATGCGCTTCATTTCCATCTGCGCCTGGAGCTTCTGCAATTCCATCGCAGCCGTGCGTTCGGCGTCCTGCGCCTTTAACTGCAACTCGGCCTGCTTAGCCTGAATGTCCGCCTGCGCCTTGACCATCGCCGGGTCCGGCGGCGGCTGGCGCGGCTGCGTCAACACTTGGTTGACCTTCTGCACCATGCTTTCCGGCAATGGCGATGCCTCAAGCACCACCGGCCACAAGTCCGGCGGCGGGTTCATCTTCATGATCGCCGGCAGCATCGGCGCCAAAATCGCCCAAGTCGCCTCTTTCTGATTCGGACTGGTCGGAGACGTGTCAACGACCACGTCGAACTTCAGTGTATCGGCCTGCTTGACCAGCGGGATGTACCGTTCAAGCCCGCTGCCGGCCGTCACCCGCACCAAAGTACCATCCGGCAGATAGCGCTGGATGTATTCGAGCAACAGCCGGCCATGCTCCTTGCGATAGCGCCGCAGGGAATCGAACAGCGTCGCCAAGATGGTCAGGCCCGCCTGTCGGCGCTGGAACTCCAACACACCGGCCTGTTGGCGGTCCGCCATGCCCATCATTTCGAGATTGACTCCCGTCACCTCGCGGAAGCTGTTGAGCGTGAACGTCATCAATTGTTCGAGGCCGGGCGGCAACGGCGCATAGGGCTTCTGCATTGTCGCGTCGGCCGGATTCACGCCGGACTTAGTCCACACGATGCTATCAGCGGAAGCCCAACGGTCCTCTGCCTCTCGCGGATTGTCGAAGGCATCGCGGCGCGCGATAATCCCCTTACCGGCCGTGTTGAAGTGATGCAGCGTCGATGAAAAAAACTTGTTGGCCCACCGCTGCGGGTCTTTCATCGGCCTGACCAGCCCGTACCACGTCCCGCTGTTGCGGTCGCGCTTGCCGGTCATGAACTTGTAGGTAAAGCCCGTCTTGCAGGGGTTTTCTCCTTTCTCAAGCAGAATGCCGTTGGCGACGAAGCATCGCTTGTAGACGTAGCGCTGGATCGGAACGCCTTCGATATCCGGCATCCGATCCTTGATCTTCTTGAAATCCTCGGGCGAGATCGTCTCAACATCACCGGTCTGCGGGTTCTTCGCCTTGACGACCGAAGTTCCCTCGCGCCACTGGTACTCGATGACGCGGTACTGGTTCTTCTTCGGCGGCGCCTCAGCCGTCCGCGAATACCAAAGCTTCGGGTCGTTCTCGTGCGGGTCTTGGTCCTGCGATTCGTCGATCGACTGCGCGGCCACGTCGGCGTCTTCGATCTTGTCCGGCCATCGGGCCTTGAAGTATTCGCGATCGACATCGCGCACGCGCGCGATCCGCTTGGCATCGCCGAGATTGCGCTTGCGCGCCTTCGGGTCCGGCCGCATTTCCAACGGATCGACCCGCTCGATGACGATCTTGCCGTCATCATCCTCGCCATAGTCCATGCGCGTCTCGGTGCAGCCGAGCCCGGTGACGAGCATGTCCATGAAAGCGTCGGACTCTTCGTCCTCCGCGTCGCACTCGTCGCGCACCCAATCGGCCGCACCGGTCAGGATTTCGTTCGGAGCCGCGTCGCCTTCGTTGCGCGGGATGTATCGGACCTCTTGCCGGTTCGAGACTTCCCAGCCCGACACCGCGTCGAGAACGGGGCCGGTCCGGTTGAACGTGATGACCGGCCGCATCTGTTCGCGAAGCCTGGCCTTGTCCTCTTCGTCCCACTGATCGCCCGAGACGAAGGCGTAGTTCTCCCGCGCTTCCTTGCGCCAATCGCCGAAGTGCTCCAGCGATTCACGGACGAAATCGATCGCGACCTTGACTAGATCGTCATCATCGGCGATTTCGTCGAGAGAGGGGGTTTCGTCAGCCAATTACGCACTCATCCACGAGTTTGCGGACCGCCCGCGCTTGCGGCGGTAACGGTCCAGTTCGCCAGGGTCGCGGCGATCGAGGCCACCGGCAAGGGTCAACAAAAATGCGTCAGCGAGGTCCGGGCTTGCGACGCCGCGATCCTTCATGTCCTGCTTTGATTCCACGATGATCTTGCCTGACGATGAGAACGTGTACGTCGGCGCCACCAGCTCCGCGATCAGAGCGCGGTCATCGGGTATCTTGCAGTTTCGATCCTGGAACCACGTCCGCCCCTTGAACCAGAGTTCATCGCGGAAGCGGGAATAGCGGTCGCTCGCACTGGCGGTTTCACCGACATTGATGCCGCGAACGGGCAACCGAAGCTCATTGAGTCGATCCACCACACCAGCGCCGAGCCCGATAACATCGACGAGGATTTCAGACGGCACGAGATCGGGCGTGACCTGCTCGGCATAGCGGTACTCGTCCATCACCAGCCCGGCGACCTGCATCAGGTCTTTGCCGCGCCACCATTTGATCGGTTCCAGCAGTTGCGGACCCTGCCGCTTGGCAAGCGCCGTGCGATCATCGCCGAACCGAGCCACGTCCAGGCCCCACACCGGCCGCCACGCATCGCCGTCGCGCACGTCGCGCTTGATCGCGGCTTCGACCAGATCGAGCGGGATGACCTGCTCGTCTGCCGTTGTCGGAAACTCGCCGAGAACGCGGATGCGGTAGGCGTTGGAGTCCTTGCCGTAAGTGCTGATCACATCTTCAATGTGGCCGCGAGCGCGCGGAACATCCTCGGACGATACCCGCATCGTCTGCCATCGCTCGCGCAGCCGGTGGAATGAGTCGTAGAAGAAGCCGCTCGGACGCGTCGGGTTGCCGAGCATCACCACCTTGGCGCCGGGCGTGGATAGCGCGCCCATGCCGACTTCGAACACCTTCTCCGTAATGCCCGAAGCCTCTTCGATCACGAACAGCAGGTTAGGACTGTGGAAACCCTGTAGCGCCTCGGGCCTGTGCTCGCTCGCCGTGCGCGCGACGATGAATCCTTCTTCTGGGGCCGCCGCGATCGAGACGCGCTCAACGTCGAGTTTAAGTTGCGATCGGAGGTCGTCGGGCAGCCGACGTGCCCATGACGAGATTTCCGCGAACACCACGTCGCGAAGCTGATCCTGCGAGTTCGCGGTGATTGGAATCTTGCAGGGAAAGCGCGTCAGCAGGAACCAAAGCGACAACCAACTGAGCCAAGCTGTCTTGCCGACACCGTGACCGGCACGGATGGAAAGCCGGTCGCCGGTCGCTATGCGGTCGAATGCCTCGGCCTGCCATGGTTCAAGAGTGACGCCGAGTACGTCAGTGGCGAACAGCTTCGGGTTTCGGAAGCTGTTCCAGTACGCTTGGACCCAGGGCGGGCGGCTCGCGATTGCGGTCATTCATCTCGCGCAGAAATTCTAGAAACGCTTCGCCGGGCGATGTCGTGAGGTCCATTTCCTGCTTCGGACGGCCATCAAGTCGGTTGCCGATTTCAATGATGGCATCCATGTCGCCGGCCATTGCCTTTGCGACGCACGCCTCGGCGATCAGAGCAAGCGGCTTGCGGTTATCCGCATCGGGACGGTGCAAGACGGCGCGCAAGGCGTCGCGCCATTCCTTGTCTAGCTTCTTGCCGGATCGGCCTTTCACGCCTGACATTTAAAATCGCCCAAATGTTTCAGAATATTTCACTGTTTTTGCACCGCACACAGATGCGATTGCCATTCCACTCCGAGATAAATGAGCGGGTGCAACAAAGGCAGTGCCGCGGCATGGCCTCAAGGGACTGGATCGCGTTGTCCGGCGTGTGAGATTTGCGTGGTCGTCCGCGATGGCCGGTCTTTGCGGGCCGGCGGGCGCGTTCGTGAAGGTATTTAATCTTGTCCCTGACGCTCGGCGTGGTCCGGCGCAGTTCGATCGCGATTTGCGCGATCGGTACGTGCGCTGCGGACAATTCAGTCAGCCTCGCCAGTTCGGAGGCCCGCCACTTCCGCATCAGCAGCCGCGCTTGCCCGGCTTCTTCGGCTTCTTCGCCATGATCATCCCAGATGTAAGCGCCAGCGCGGCGGGGGCCGGCGGGCGCGGGATTGTTAGCGTGCTGATCATGTCAACACCCGCGCGGCGGGGTTGTCAAGAGCATTCGGCGACGATAGTCGGACAGGGCGAATGCGATAACCGAGACGTGTGTCATGGTGCGCGGTTCCTGGCCGAACCATGCGAGGTCTAGGACCAGCCGGGCGGCATGCTTGCCGCATTCGCGTACCCACGGGAGGTAACGCTTGGCGTGTATCCACGCTATGCGGTCTGACATGCCGCCATGAAAGCGGCCGTCCATTGCCACGGTATGGCATCGATTGCCACCTACCACGCCGCCGTAGACCTCGCGGATTTCAATCGCCGCGTCGATCTGTCCTTCCTCAAGCTGGCCGCGCTGCAACATGACCGCGAGAGGGTCCGGCTTGAGCTTCGCCGCAGTCTCCGGAGTGGGGCCGATCCGCTCTTCAGCAATGACGACGATTTTGCGGTGGCGTTTCATTGCGGCCCCTCCAGTTTCCAGTGGCGGGCGTAGGCGCGGCGATATTCGCGGGTTTGGCAATACCGCCACCAATTGGCTTCCGTTTGGGCTCGGCGAACCTTTGCGATGTGTTTCTCAAGCGCCCGCCAAACTCGCCGCTCGTACTTGTTGGCAAACTTGATCGGGTCCAAATTCATTCCGCCCCCGGAATCCTTCGTAGGATGGCCCGTGGTGCGTTTGGATGTATCCGCGGCGCTCATTCGGCCTTCCCCCCATCCACGGGGCCGCTGGCGGGCTTGGCGCGGCGGTTCCAGGCGGCGATGGCGTCGTCTTCGTCAACCCATGTCGCTGTCCGTGCACACCAGGACAGCTCCCGGCTAGGCCCCGGTCGGCGACATGCCGCAATCCACGTCGATCCGAGATTGATTGTTGCGGCCTCTCCCCCGCAGAACGGGCACGGCAGCAGCTTCGGGCGCTCGGGGTGGCGGGCGAGCAAGGCGTTGATGCGCCTCGCGGTTCCGTACGGCATCGGTCCGGCAATTGCCCGCAGGATATCAATCGCTTCGTCGAGGTCGGGGTTGTCGGTCATGCGCCGAGCCTTTCATAAAAAACACCGGCCAGAAACATCGCGATGCCGGTACCGGCAACGCGGAATGGGCCGGGGTTTGGCGCCTCCAGCAAAAAGAACACATGCACGGCGGAACATGCTGCCAAAATCCCAACTGCTAACACTTTGCGTTCGGTATCGGTCATGGCTTGTCCCCTTCCGCTAGGGCGGCGTCGATCATGGCTTGCCAGTCGGCAGACCAAAAAATCTGCACTTCGGTCATGGGCTGTCTCCCGTGGGCTTCAATGCGAGCGTTTCCATGCTGCCAGTTCCTTTGCGTTCATTGGTGGCAGTCCGGCTTTGTGCCGGCGTCGGTTCTCGGCGGCGACTGCCGCGAGCGGCCCAGCTTCCGAGGTGTCCAGCGGTCCCCCCGTGGCGGCGCCGTCAGCCGCTTTGGTAGCCCCGTTCCCGTAGGACTTCTGTCCCATTTCCTTATTATATATATGATTGTGGTTGTGGGTGGCATTCCAGCGCTTTGCAGCCGCATTGCGACCGGCATCGCTACGTCGTTGAAATCCTTCGATTGACCTAGCCAGTTCACGTTCAATTCTTGGGTGGCTAACTACCCCGTCAGCGGTAACGAAAAATGACCGCACAACGGCCCAGACGGCATCCCAGCGACGCGGCGGAACGCGGGCGATCCGGCATAGCTCGGCCGGGATTTCAGGTAGCGGGCCACCGCGACGCCAGTAGGCCATGATGAGCAAAAGGTAGGCGCCATGTTGTTCGGCGGTCAGGTGTAGCGTATCGGCGAGGTAGTCGCCGATGTAGAGCGGCATCCAGGAATCGGGCTTTCCGGTCATAGCGTCGCCACCCATCGCGCACATTCTTGTTTTTCTATTTCACCGCCAAGTATGTCCAGAACTTGCATGGCGCATGCCTTTGTGTCTCGCCAAATCTCTCGTCCGGTAAACCTGACTACTGGATACCCCTTGCTCAACAAGGCTCTATCCCTGCTTTTATCCCGTTCTGCCTGTTCCTTAGTTTTTTCGTGAAAATCATGGCCGTCACATTCAATTGCGACGGTCGCCGATAATTTTTCCTCATCAACCTTTAGAACAAAATCGATTCTGTAGTTCGCAATTTTAGGTTGGATCGCAAGAACGGCATAGTCTCCAGCCGGCGCCGCCTTCGGCACGGCAATGTCTAATGTCCGTCCATTGTGGGGGCGCAACAAGAGTATCTTATTGGGCATTTCTTCTATTGCGCTAGCAATCAAACCAGCGAGAAATAACTTTTCGATTTCGCTTTCGCACGCTTTTGCGAAATGCGCCCAGCTCTCAATATGCTGATTGAACACATTTTCTTGAGCCGCACGGATTGCGGAAACTGCGCGAAACTCAGTTTCCGCGTCTGAAACGTCGAAAATTTTGGCCATGTTTTGAGCCCTCGTTCAAGGGGTTGCCCGGCATGGTAAGTCAGTGTGAACGCACTGACGGGGGAGCTACCCCATTTCCCATGCCGGGCCGATATGCGCTGGCGCTCAAGCCCGCGACAAAAACCATCATACCACGCCGCCCGGATGGGTCAACCGCCGATCAGGCGAAGTCGCTTTCTCATTTCCCATATTGGCGTGTCATAATCCCCAAGAATCGCGCGTATCTTCCTCAATGCCTTTAATTCGACTTCGCGAACACGAGGCCCAGAAACGCCAAAACTTTTGCCGATCTGTTCGAGTGTTTCTGCGTCGCCTTCCATCCCGAAACGTCGCGTTATGATATCTCGCTCTCTCGGAGTTAATGTATTCATCGCCGCGTCTAAGGCTGCCGATCGTTCGATTCTGGCGATGCGATCATCTTGGCTTTCTTCGATCAGCGCCGTTTCCGTCTGCGCCTCAGTCAATGCGATCAGGTTTTCTTCCGTCGTTTCGCGCGTTACCGACTTGATGCCGCCAAGGGCTTGTCGCGCCGTGAAAAGCGATGCCACGTCCGCATTTAATGCGGCGGCCAGCCGGCGTGCATGCGGTGTCCATGTGTCATTGGCGATTGCTGGTTCTCGGCTATTAATCAGGTTCAATGTTTGGGCATAGCCAAGTGATTTTGCCGCGCAAAACTGTCTGATCGTGGCGAACCCTTGAGCGCGTATCAGCCGCAGAATTCGCGCGTTCCGTGCCCTAATCGTGATTTCGTAGTCGCTCATCGCGGCTACACCCTTGGCGCAACGTAGGTCGCCGGCCGGTACACATGCCCCGGCTGCGGCCTGACCGATCGTGGGTCGTCGTCATAACGGCGCGGCCCGATCAGCTCGGCGAAGCTGCGCACGGGCGGGTCAACGGCGGGCTCGCCGAGAATCGCAGCCTCGTCCGGTACGCCGGTCCGGGACCGGCCGAACGTCAGGCCACGCACTTGGGCGACGGCGTAGACCCCCTTCTTGCTGCGCTTGAGCTTGGCCGCGATTTCGGCCGCGCCCTTGCCCGCCGCGTGCATTTCCCGCAGCGCGGAGATTTCGGCCATGGTCCAATGGGCGTTCTTGACGACCGGCCGCGATTTCAGGCCCCTATCAAGCCGCTTCGTTCGGGCCGCACTTGGCATGTGTCACCCTTGGTAAGCGGCGAGTTCCGCCGCTGGTTCGAGCATCAGGCGGAACCCCAGCGCCTGGCACCAGCATTGCAGATGGAATGCGCTGGGCGAACACTCGCCCAATTCCCATTTGCATAGCGTCGCTATGGCAACGCCGATCCGCTGTGCAAGGTCGGCCAGCGGTATCTTCCGCGCCCGGCGCTCGATCCGCAGTGCTTGGACGATTTCGGCATCGCGGGTCATGCCCCGCGCACCCTCAGAACGTCCGCCAAGGCCGCTTGGAGCGCCCTCATGGCCTTCCGGCGCTGTCCGGGGCCGGCGATGCGGTAAGCCCTGCGGGCGGCCCGCCAGCGGGCCAGGGCGGTGCGGAGTGTCATTCTATCCTCTCGATCAGCACGGAGTGGCGGTCGTGGTGGCTCGGCTGGACCGCCGCGATGCGCCAGCCCTTCGGGATGCGCTTGGAGCGCGGCCACCAGCGGACGGTTTTCATTGAGCCGCTCCCGTCAGGAACATGTCGCCTTGACGCTGGGCGTCCTCGATGCGCTTGCACGCGATGTCGAAATACTTGGGCTCGATCTCGATGCCGATGAACTTGCGGCCGAGCTTCATGCAAGCGACGCCGGTCGTGCCGCTGCCCATGAAAGGGTCTAGGACCGTTTCGCTTGGAAGACTGGCGAGGCGGACTGACCATTTCATCCAGCCGTCCGGCTTCGGAACTGGATGTCCCACGCTATCGCTGTCCGGGCGTTCGGAACTTTCAAAGGCTGTGCGGCATGTTGCGCCCGCACCGACTGAAACTGTTGGCGACAACCCATAAAGCAATACAGGGAGAATCTGCTTAAACCCCCACCCTGTTCTTCCCGTCCCTGCCGGGCAATAGACGCCACCAATCGCATCCGGCTTTCGCTGCTCATGAATATGAGGGCCTGTCCATACGAGAGACCTTTTCGCAATATCCAACGCCGCGTTGATTCGTGGTACTATGTAATCAACAAATGATTCGTAACTGTCGTCATATTCAGCGTTGTCATAACCGCGTAAATTCTTACCGTGTTTACCGCCGCGACGATCACCACACTTCCCGAGATTGACCCCATACGGCGGATCGGTAATCACCGCGTCCACCTTGCCCAGCTTGGGCAGGATTTCGCGGCAGTCGCCTAGCCAAAGTTCCGCGTTGCCGATGACCACGGGGTTGGTCATGCCCCGCGCACCTTCGCCTTGAGAATCGCCGTCGTGCAGTCCCGCAACTGACGCCAGATGCGCGTCTTGTCCCCGCCCCGTGCGGAGCGGTGGAGGCGCTTCAAGCGGGCGTGATGACGGTAGAGCGTGCGGAGGGTCATGCGGCCAGCCTCCCCTTCAGCGGAATGATCGTCGCCAGAAACCCCTGCACGTCCTCAAGGCTGCGGCACACGTTGACCACAGCCCCGGCCATCGTCAGGGCCGACATGACCGCTTCCTGTGCCGGCGACGTGCGGCCCTTCGGAGTCTTGAGTTCGATGAAGATCGAACGGCCGCGCCAGATGATGCAGATATCCGGGATGCCCGGCCGCGTGCCCATGCGCTTGAGCTTGGCGGCTTCGATCGGATTGCGGCTGCCACCGTTGGGCACGGCGAAGAACACCGCGCCCTCGGGCAGCGACACGTCGAGGAAGCGCGCGACCGCGATTTGGAGGCGATCCTCGTCGGTCATGGCAAACCGGCAATTTGTTTGTCTTCGTCGTGCTTGCGCCGCAATATCGCCGCGATAGCCTCGGTGATCAGATCGTTAGTCATCACTAAATCGCGGCTACCATCAGGATGTGACGGCGTGCGGACCAGAATGGTGATTTTCACGCCGGGCTTAAACAACGCGACAATTTCGTCCATGTGATATGCAATTTTATTACCAACTTCGTTTAGCGCATTACTCATTGCAGCTTGTCCTTCTTCTCGCGGAACAGGATCGGATTGCCGGGCCACAGGTCGCCGCCGTCGAATGTCCAGTAACGGCCCTTGGGCCATTCTCCGTCGTAATAGCTGTCGTGAACGCCCGTTGATCCAGCGGTGATCGAATCGAAGGTCGTCCCGTCTTTCGGGCAATACATCGCAGGACGCCAGCCGAGTTCTTCAAGGCGCTGGTACGCATCGAACATGATGCGGAGCGCGTCGCGCTCAGTCGGCATGGTTGCCGCGCGCTCTTTTCGCGCTTTTTCAACGGCATCCCAAATCGCCCGCGCCTCGTCCTTTGTAAGCGGCTTCATTTTTGCCTCAAAAATCGGCCGCTGCCGCCGGGCGTTCCGGGCTTGCAGCGGCCAGTTGACAGGGAGGCTGCGCCGCCCGGAGGGGCGGCGCCTTCGCTCGCGCGAAGCTCGGGAGGGGTCATGCGTCACCCGTGCAGTAGCAGTCGGTCAGAGACTCTCCGGCGAATGGCAGATTGCCTTGCGCGAGAGCCATATCGCGCAAGGCGTCGTAGGTCGGCCAGTCCTTGCGAAAGCGACCGCCGGTCTTCTCTTCCTGCTCGATCCACCAATCAGCCCTGGACGGATCGTCGCGCATGACCCCCGTGATTGTGGCGAGCGGCTTGAGAAAGCACAGATCGCAATTGCCGTTCGGGGTCCGTCCGTTCGGCGTCGGCAGCGCGAGGCCCCATTCCTGGGCAGCCCAAAAGTCGGCAACGTCGCGCACCGTCACGCCAGCCTCGGCAAGCGGACAAACGGTCGTCCAGCGCTCCCGCGTCTGTGCCGTGGCGCGCGCTACTCGGTGTCGTTCGTCGGCGCGTAGCCCGACGATGTTGTCCCATTCGTCCCAGCCCAGCGAGCGAGCATAGTCGCGCATCACGCGGATTTTCAGTTCGCTCGTGCAGAAGCGAGTGACGGGATTCGGCAGAAACTTCCGCTCGGCGATCAATGCCGCGAACGGCTCGCCGTTGCGCGCGGCGCTCTTGTGGTCGACGCGCCGAAGTCGATCACCGAAAAGGCTAGGCAGCCGTTCGAGCCACACGATTTCCACGCCCCACCGTTCGCCGCAGTCGCGCACGAAGTCGAGCGTCTGCGGCATTTCCTTCCCGGTGTTGGCGAACGTCACCTTGACATCATCCGGCAGGGCTCCGCCGTGCGCCTGCACGATGCGCCACAGCATGTAACCGCTCGTTCGCCCGCCGGAAAAAGAGACCAGCGCCGGGCCGGCGATGCGGAATGGATCGTGGCTCATAAATGCGCCGGCCCTTCGGCCCGCTTGGCGTCTGCGGCGCGCGCGAGAGTCGCGGAGCGGTCGAAGCCGCCCGGCCGATGGATCAGCACATCCTGGCAAGCCATCAACAGCGCGACCGACAGAACCGTGTCGCGGTCCTTGCGCGCTGGCGCCTTCTCGCCGGCCGCATCGGATGCAGCGCGGATGTAGCGTTCTGCTAGGGCGGTGGGGGTCATCCGCGCCTAGCTCCCCCGCTGCGCCGCGCGCGTCAGTTCCTTCGCCCGCGCAAGCTCCGCTTCCCGCTCCAAGCGGGCCTCGCGGCCGAACAGACCGCACATGAGCCAGCCGAGAGCGAATGAGGCGAGGCAGGCGAGGAAGAGGGTCATGGCGTCAGCCTGCGTTGAAGCTGGCGCAGATCACGCCGGCTTTCGTGTCAGGTGCGGCATCCCCGATCAGCTTCACGCTGACATGCTGCGGCGTTGCCCAACTCGGGCTCCATTCGCCCTCGCGGCTCACATATCCGCTCGGATTTGTGACCGACCAATGCGTGCCGTCCCAGCGATAGAAGCCGTCCGGATGAATGGCGCGCGCCGCGTCCTCGTCGTCAGCCGCGACAACCGCACTGTCGTAAGTGTCGTACCCGCAATTGGCTTTCTGCAAGATAAGCCAGAGCTTCACGCCGCCCTCCCCTGCCCGCGTTCGGCGATGCGTGGCCCGAAGTCCGCGTCGCTGATCGCGCGGCCCTCCGTGTGCCGACCGGCGGCGCCTTCGCTCGCGCGAAGCTCGGGAGGGGTCATGGGTTGCACTCGAAAAACGCCCGCGAGAATCCGGCGGGCGTAACGGAACGCATCGCGGCGCGATCGTCGCTCGGGGGAAGGCGGTGCATCTTCGACCCCTCCACAGCCTCCACGGGCTGCTTGAGCGGCATCGCGAAGTCGCCCCAAAGGCACGTGCGCTTGGTGTATCCGTCGCCGTAGTCGCAGGGATCGAACGTCATTCGGGGCGGCCCGAGATACCGGGACAGCCGGCCGATCGGGTTTTCGAGAACCCACCATTGCGGGCGATGGATCGTCACGATCCGCAGGCAGGCATCGACGATCGACAGGGCCTCCAGCAGCTTCGCCTCGCCCTTTTCCGCCCACCACCTGGCACCCGACGACGCGAACTCGGTGCAGGGCGGCGCGGCTAGGATGCCGCGCACCGGGTACGGCAATGCCTCGAACAGCCGCACGTCGTCGCCGCGCTTGAGATCGACCTGGCGCACGTCGTAACCGGCCTCGCGGTACGGTCGCGACCACTCGCCGGTGAAATCGCAGAGCGACAGGACCGCCATCATAGATGCGCCGGCCCTTCGGCCCGCTTGGCGCGCTCCGCCAGGATCCGGTCCGCCGTCGCCGCCAGCGCGTCCGCAGCTTCGGCGGTTGCCGTGCTCTGCTCCCGCAGGCGGGCGAGGGCGCGGCGGAAATAGGCGCGGGTAACGTGAGCCGGCATACGTTCGATGGTAGCAGAGATCATGCGTCTATCCGGCGTTGAAGCTGGCAAGGATAAGTCCCGCCTTTATCTTGTCCGTGGCCTCGCCGATGCACTCGACCGATACATTGTCGATGTGCTGCGCCCACGAATGATGGTTTTCTTCGGGCCTTTTTGTGCCATCGGAAAAACGGAACATCCATGCGCCGCGCTCATCGTCCCATTCACGGAATCCGCACGGGCTAATGCGCCGCGCCGCATCTTCGTCAAGCGCGGCGACAACAGCGCTGTCATAGGTGTCATACCCAAGAGTTTCTGATTGCGTGATGAGCCACAGCTTCATGCCGCCCTCTCCGATCCGCGCTCGCCCGTCCCTTCGGCCAAAAACCGCTCGATCGCCTCCCTTCGCCACGACGGCGCACCAGCTCGCCGCCAGTAGTTCACGGCCTGATATGTCACACTCAGGTGCTTCGCCAGCTTGACGTGGTCGCCGGCCTTGGCGATGGCCTTGGCGACGAGGGATTTCGGAACGCGGTGATTTGCCATGCCGAACGCCTAGCACGGCGCGGGGCTGGGGTCAAGAAAACTTTGCTAGAAAAAATCTATTGACGCGGGAGTGGGGAAATGGCAATGTCGCCGCATCACAACGGGAGTCGGCCATGTCGCATTCATCCAGTGTCCATACCGTTAATCTGGCCTTGGGCCGGATATTTCGGATGGCCTCGCGCCCCGCGCAGCCGGGCGACGTTGCTGAGTATGAGCGGTGCCGCGCGCTAATCATGGATCATGTCGCGGCATCGACGCCGGACTACACGCCGAACTACGCCCGCGACTACCGCATGGGCGCGCAAGGTGACGCCGTTTAGGGGAGTGCGCCGCGAAGTGCTTGCGGCATTGGATTACATCGAGGTCGTCGCGAAGCTGCGCGAATGGCCGGAAGCGGAGAAAGCCAATGGCTGACCTGATCCCGTTCCCGCGTCTCGCTCCTCACGGCAAGCCGGTAGACTCGCAACGCATGGCGAACATGACTCACTATGTCGCCGAACGCATGGAACCCTGCCGCGCCACGTCCGAATACCTCAACCGCCCCTGCCGCTCGGTCGCCGAGCTTGAGGCGATGCTGTGGGTGCGCGAAACCACGAAAGGAAACGTGTAATGAGCGAGATCAAGATCGACAAAGGCGTGCCGATGCCAGACCGGTCAGAAGCAAGCAACGCTGGCCGGTCCATGGTTTATCCGTGGAAAGAAATGGAGATCGGCGATTCGTTTTTGCTGAAGTCCGATGTCAAAACCGCGAGCCGTCAATGCTGGGCCGCCGCAAAGCGTTACGCACCGCGCCGCTTTGCGTCTCGCAAGACGCCCGAAGGCTATCGCGTGTGGCGGATCGCATGACCACCCTCTCCTCGACCCTCTCCGCCATCCCCGCCGACGAGCCGATGCGCGGCCGGCGCGTCGATCTCGACGAGTGCTTCAACAGGATCGAGCGGCTGTTGGAGGCCGCTGCGTCTGACACCGCCGCCGGCAGCAAGGGCGCCGACATCATCGACGTTATGCTCGGTCACGTCGAAAGCTGGCGGCTGTGGCTGGACGAGCAAGAGGAAGCGCGGGAAGCGGCGCAATGCACCTGCCGGCCGCGCGCGGTTCGTCCGACCGATACGGAGCCGCCGGACATCCGGCGCGACCGCAACTGCCCGCTGCACGGGGTCGATCCGGATCGCGCACGGGATGAACGGGGAGACGCATGAGCGAGACGAAGCACACGCCGGGGGCGCGCACGCCATGACCCTCGAAGAACAAATTATCATCTGCCAGGAAATCATGGTGGCCGTGCCCGTGATCGAACGCGGCGGCGTGTGGGCGAGCGAACCCGGCAATTCTGGGCCAATCATGGGCTTTGTGCTCAAGCTCGGCAGGCACAATATCGGCGGCGGCGGATACCAGGGCGTATTCGGCTCGCGCGGGAAGGCGGGAGCGCACGCGCTTGACGTGAAGCGGCAGGCGCGTGAATTGCTGCTGCGCGTCGAACGCGAAAGCGCCCGGCAGGGGATTTTCGTCCACAACGAAATAGTCACTGATCCTGCGGCCAATTTCGAACACGTCGCGAGCGAACATTGCCCATGCCGGCCGAAGTTCATCGATGCGAGCGACATGCAATCGACTGACGAATATTTCGGCCGGTCGCCGACAGGGTGGGACGCATGAGCGAGACGAAGCATACCGCTGGACCGTGGGTTGCACTACGCAGCATACCCGAAGAAGGGTGCGACGGCTGGTGGATCAAAGCGCAGCCGCACGCGGCGTTGCGCGGATTTACCCATGATCTCGCATGGGTAAACGGAGGCCAAGAGAACGAGGCCAACGCCCGCCTGATCGCCGCCTGTCCAACGATGTACGCATACATCGCCAAAAAAGCCCAAGATGGAGACGCCGATGCCACGCGCATCCTCGCCGCCCTTTGATGGGCTAACGGACACATGGGGGCGCCGCAATCGCAAGCTCGCCAATCGTGTCTGTCCGAAATGCAATACCACTTTCCGTCCGACGCGGGAGACAAGTCGGTACTGCTCTCGTCCCTGCGCATGGGCCAACAATGGCGGCCGAAACAAAAAACCAGAAACGTGGTGGAAGTCCACGAAAGGCTACATCAACGGCCGTATCTGGATCGGCGGGGTGCAGATGCACGTCAAGAAGCACCGACGCATCATGGAGCAGCACCTTGGTCGAGCGTTACGGCCGCATGAAGACGTGCACCATGTCAACGGCGACAAGAGCGATAACCGCATTGAAAACCTAGAAGTCATTGCGCATGGGGCGCACTCAACGATGACAAATTTGAAGCGGCACTCTCGCGCCAAAGCGGAGGGCCGGTCATGACCCCGGAAGAGCGGGCGAAGCGGGTGATGTTCGGCGATAACGCACCATTCATGGATGACGACATCCTGACAGCATCGCATGGCTACATCATCAGCTATCCACAGCTTGTCGCCGCGATCCGCGAGGCCGAGAAAGCGGCCGTGAAGGCCGAGCGCGAGGCGTGCGTCGACATGATTGAGAAAAAGGCTGGCAACTGGCCGAGCGGATCGGTCGCAAGAATGGTCCTGCGCGGCGTCGCCGCCGCCATCCGGGAGCGCCCGTTGTGAGCCTGATTATCCCTCTTTCCCTGCTTTGTTATTTCCTAGCCATGCTCGTCGTGCTCGGCGGCATGATCGTTTCTGAGGCGCTCGGCTGGAGTGCGACGGGTTGGCTCGTCGGCGTCGTCGTCGTGCTCGTCGCACAGCACATCAGACAGCGCCTTATGGAGACTTTTCAATGAACCTCAACCGCCTCTGCGCCGACGCCGTACTGGCCGTGATCTTCGCCGCCGTCGCGGTCTATCTCGCGGTCCAGGGGTGGCGGGCTGTCGCGGTGCTGCTGTAACTCAACCTTAAAGGAAAGACCAATGGCACGCATGAAGGGACTTCCTGTTCTCGTCACAACCGCGCATCGCGGCGTGTTCTTCGGCTACGCGACCGGATCGACTTCGGGGAAGACGATCAAGCTCAAGCAGGCTCGCTGCTGCATCTGCTGGCCGCGCGAGACCAAGGGCTTTCTCGGGCTCGCCAATACCGGCCCGCTCCAGGGCTCCCGCGTCGGACCGCCGGCCAATATCGAATTGCGCGACATCACCTGCGTAGCCGAATGCACGCCAGAAGCCGTCACTGCATGGGAGGCGGCGCCATGGTCGGTATAATCTCGGGAAACATTCCAGACTGGATCAGTCACGGAAGCGGGCACGGATACGGGTCCAGGTACGGATACGGGTCCAGGTATGGGGACGGGGACGGGGACTGGTACGGGCACGGGTGCGGAGACGGGTACGGATACGGGTCAGGAGCCGGGCACGGAGGCGGAGACGACAAATACTGGCTCGCAGCAATCGCTTCCTATGGACTCGCGTGGCCTCAAGAAACGCGAGCGCGGCTGTCCGCCGCGATCAAGGCCGGCGCGACAATCGCATATTGGCGCTCGGACGAATACGGCCGCGCGTGCAATGGCGGACAGAATGATCCGGTCAGACCCGGCACCATCGAAACCGCGCCGGGGCCGCTCGTTCTCTGCAAGAGCGGCACGTTACACGCGACCAGAGTTCCGCCGAAGTGGGAGGGCGCTCGCATCTGGATCGTCGCGATGCACGGCGAAATTGTCGAAGACGGCGAAAAGATCGGGGCACTCAAGCGCGAGATCATCGGGGAGTGCCTGTCGCCGTAACGGGCGCGGGCTTTTTGGAGGATCGGAACATGATGAACAAGATCGATGAACAACTACGTGATAGTCTGACCGCCACGCTGCAGGCAGGTATCACGGACGATACCATTAAAACGATCAAGAAAGCAGCCGACGAAATCGTTGAGCGCATCCATGATGATCTTGAATGGCGCATAAAGAGCGATTTGGCTGGACATTTGTCGTGGTACGTCGCCGACATGGCGAGCCGCGCCGTCACTGCATTGCTAGACGGCAACTGGCAGATGATGCGGCGCTACCTGACTTGCGAACAGGGCGGATGGAACGGCCGCAGCGACGGCGCCAGCATCGCCCCTAAGGATATCGAGCGGCAGCACCCGGTCATTCACGGCGCGTTGTTCGAGGGCGAATGCATCGCGCTGCGTCGCAAGATCGCTGAGGCGCACCGGGACTTGCTGACCAGCGAACGCATTCTTGACCTTGAAGATCAGGTCAAGTCGCTGGTCGCGCAAGTGAACAAGTTGGAGCGCGAGAAAGAGGCGAACTTCGAGAGGTATCGCTTATGACCCGCCCCACCGACGTAATCATCGCGCCCGGCGTCGAGTTCACCGGCAGCTTCGGGTTCATCTCGTGGGAGCAAGACCAAGCGCAGCGGGCTCAGATCGAGCGGGCTCGTCGCATCCGTGCCGAGCGGGACGCGGAACAGCGGGCCGAGCGGATGGCGATGCTGCGGAGGGCGGGATGACCCTCGCGCATGGCATCCATCATGACCTGCCGATGGCCGACTACCTCCGCCTGCCCGCAGTCGGCGCCTCGTCGCTGTGGACGCTCAAGACCGAGTGCCCGGCGGTGGCGCGCTATCGGGCCGATCATCCAGACGAGGGCACCGACGCGACGCGGCTCGGATCTGCGATGCACACGTTGACGCTGGAGCCCGCCGAGTTCGTGCGGCGCTACGCGGTGCGGCCTGTCGACGGTCCGCGCGCGAACAGCAACGCCTATAAGGAATGGGCCGCCGAGCACATCAACGCTGGCCGCGAGATCATCAGTGCCGACCAGTGGTCCACGATGCAGGCCATGCGCGCCGCGATGCCGAAGGCCGCGCGCCGGCTGCTGTCGATCGGGAGGCCCGAAGCGACCGCACTGTGCCGCCACGATGAAACCGGGCTGATGTTGAAGTGCCGGCCGGACTGGATGCGCGAGGGGATCGTGGTCAATCTCAAGACGACGGCGGATATCAGGCCGCACAAATGGGCGGGGCAGGCCGCATCGCTCGGCTATCACGCATCGGCCGCGATGACGATCGACATTCTTGAGGAGATCACCGGCGAGCGATGGGAATACCACTTCCTCGTCATGGCGAAAGACCCGCCCTTCATCGCCTACATCGCCAGCCTGTCGCCCGCCGATATCGAACTCGGCCGGCAGGAGTACCACGCCGCGCTGCTGACCTGGGCCGCGTGCGAGCGGTCCGGCGAGTGGCCGGCATTCGGCGATGTCGTCAACGTTCAACTGCCCGCATGGGCGTATCCGAGGGAGACCGTTTAATGGCAACCGCAATCAATCAGGCCGTCGCCGTCGCGAAGCCGTCGCAGTTCGAGGCCGAACTTGCTCAGTACGAGCCGCAGCTTGCCGCTGCGCTGCCCTCGCACATCCCGGTCGAGCGGTTCAAGCGTACGTTCATCACCGCGATCAACCAGAATCCCGACCTCGCGCGGCTCGACCGTCGCTCGCTGTTCACGTCGTTGGTCAAGTGCGCGCAGGACGGCCTGCTGCCGGATGGCCGCGAGGCCGCGCTCGTGAAGTTTGCCGACAAGGCGCAATACCTGCCGATGGTCGCCGGCATCATCAAGCGGATGCGGAACAGCGCCGAACTCGCTTCGATCAGCGCACACGTCGTCTATGAGCGTGACCAGTTCGAGTATGTGCTCGGCGACGACGAGCGGATCATGCACAAGCCGGCCGTTGGCGAGCGCGGCAAGCCGGTTGGCGCCTATGCCATCGCCAAGCTCAAGAGCGGCGAGACGCAGCGTGAGTTCATGTCGGTCGATCAGATCGAGGCGGTACGGCGTGTGTCGCGCGCGGCGCAGAATGGCCCGTGGGTCGCATGGTGGGACCAGATGGCGCGCAAGTCGGTGATCAAGCGGTTGGCGAAGTTCCTGCCGATGAGCGCCGACGACCGCGACTTCCTGCGGCGTGATGACGAGATCGAAACGACCGGCGGCGAGCGTCCGCAAACGCGGTTGGCGGCAGTGCTCGCCGACCCCGAGCCGGACCACTCCGAGCCCGACCCGACAACCGGCGAGATCATCGACACCAAGTCCGCCTCCGACGCCGAATCCCCGGCGGCGAAGGAAGCGGCCAGCGGGGCGGCGGGGGCGGACAACGCCTCCGCCGATCGCAA